TCTCAAACAGCTTCTATGGCACAAGAAATTAAAGTACAGCAAGGCAGCTTTAAGCAGCAAGCAACTATTACTTCAGCGCAGCAAGAACAACAAACTGAGATGGCTACTTTTCAAGCTGCTCAACAGAAAGCACAACAAGAGTCTGCACAGCGTCAACAAGCTGCTATAGCTGAATTAAATACTAATGCTCAAATGGATCTAGCAAATCTACAAGCCATGAATGCTGCTGATTCCGAAAGCATGAGTGCTGAGCAACAAGCCCGTTTAACTGGTTACAATGCTCAGATTGCTAAGGTTATGCGTCAAGCAGACTTAAAGCAAGACATGGAAAAAGCCAACTTAAACTCTTCTTTACAGTTGCGACTTGCTAATTTATCAGAAATGAATGCCGCTGCTAAAGATACAATGACAGTAGAAAACCAAGAAGAGCTAACTAACCTACAGACTCTTGTAGAGTTTAGAAAAGGAGATGCACAGTTTGCTCAACAGATGGATATGGCTAACATGTCTAATGAGCAGCAAATGGAATTGGCTATGTTGCAAGACAGAGCTGCTAAAGATTCTGCAAACTTTACAGCCGACAACCAGTTTAGGATGCAAGAGCTTAATCAGAAAGTAGCTAGATCAGTAAGACAAGCTGAACTTAATCAGCGTATGGAAGAAGTAAATCTTGATTCTAAATTAAAAATAGAACTGTCTGAGTTAGCTGAAAAGAATACAACTTCTAGAGCTAACATGACTGCTGAACAGCAAACAAGATTAGCTAACTTAAATGTCTTAGTAGACTTTAGAAAGACTAATGCTGCTATGGCTCAACAAATGGATCTGGCTAATTTAGGTAACGAGCAACAAATGGAGCTTGCTAACCTAGCTGAAAAAGCTGCTACAGATTCAGCTAATATGACTGCTGAAAACAGACTTAGATCTGAAAAATTAAATCAGTATGTTCAAACTATGTCACAGAATGAACAGTTACTACAGCAAGCAGATCTTGCAAATCTTTCTATGGAAGAAAAGATTTCTTTAGCAAATCTTAGTGAACAAAATAAAGCAGCTTCTGAAAGTATGAGTGCTGAAAATGTAGCAGAGTTGCAGCGTTACGAAAAACAGATGGGTGCAGCACAGCTTAATGCTAATTTAGCACAGCAAATGGGCTTGGCTAATCTTAGTAACGAGCAACAAGCATCTATGTTTAATGCTCAAATTGATGCTAACTTAGATATGAAGCAGTTTGATGCTAATCAACAAATGGCTATGGCTAATAGTCAGTTTATGAAATCAATGACTGTAAAAGATTTTGATGCTAGACAACAAGAAGCTATGCAAAATGCTACAGCTTTAGCATCTATGGATTTAGCGGCTGCTGATCAAAGAACTAAATTAGCTATTACTAATGCTCAAAACTTTTTAAAAATGGACATGGCTAACTTAAATAATGAGCAGCAAGCTTTAATTATGGATCAACAGTTGTCACAACAAAGATTACTTTCTGACCAATCTGCTGAAAACATAGCTAGGCAGTTTGGTGCTAAATCTGAACAAGATGTAGATTTGTTTATGGCTAACATAGCTAAAGAAATAGAACTTACTAATACTGCTGCTATAAATGGTATGAAACAGTTTAACGCTAATTCTAAAAATTCAGCAGAAGCTAGAGATGCTAATCGTTTATCAGACTATGAAAAGTTTAATGCTAGTATGAAACAAGACATGTCTAAGTTTAATGAACAAGCAAGAAATAATAGAGATGCTTTTAATGCTACTAATGCGGCAGCAGTTGAAGCAGCAGATATAGCTGATAAAAGACGAAGAAACGAAATAGATACAGCAACTACCAATGCTATTAATATGCAAAATGCTTCTAATAGTTTTAAATTATCTACACAATCATTGGCATTTTTAAATCAAGAAATGAGAGATCAAGCAGATTATGAATTTAAAGCTTATGAAAGTGCTGAGTCAAGAGCAGCTTCTATTGTTGTTGCTGCTTTAGGCGCAGCAGATAATACTTTTGATGATTCCAAATGGAACACTAATATGAAGTCAAGTATTAATATATTATTAGGTTTAATAGGATAAAAATATGAAAAGTTTTTTTAAAAAAATTGGCAAGGAACTTAAAAGAGGATTCAGAAAAATTGGAAAATTTATGAATTCTAAAATTGGTAAAATTATGGGTGGTGTTTTATTAGCTTGGAATATAGGAAGTATTTTTGCAAGTTTATATAAAGGAGTAGCAGGAGCAGCTACTCAAACAGCAGCTACAGGAGCAGCAGTAGATCTTAGTGGACAAGTAGTGGCTGAATCTGGAAAGGTTGCAGCAAGTTTAGCTGACCAAGCAGTACAAGGAGCAGGTAAAGCTTTAACAAAAACAGTTACGGAAGGTGCTTTAAGAGAAACAACAGGTCAAGTTGTTATAAGTTCTTTAGATGATTTAGCAGCAGTAGGAACAAACTTAGCTGCAAATAGCGCAGCTACTAATGTTGTATCTGGTTCAATAGCTGAAAACTCAGCTAAATTAGTAGAAGAATTAAAAACTAATAGATTAAAAACATTGACTCAACAAAAAGCTCCAAGTTCAGTTTCTACTAAAGCTGTAGTAGATCAAACTGCTGCTGCTGTAGGAGATGCTGGTGTTCCTGTATTAGATGCTGCTGTACCTAAAGTAAATGTTGCTTTTGATAATCCAGACCAATTAACAGAGGTATTTAGCGGGACATTTGATGATGCAGCTAATGCAAAATTAGATCTTTTAAAGCCGATAACTAAATTACCTACGAAAACTATTGAAGGACAAGCATTAAGTTCAACTCAAATGAATCAGCAAATTGCATGGGCTAATTCTACGCCAGCAGCTCGCACAGAATTTTTAGCTAACAAAGCTAATCGTGCTTTATATGAAACTAATTTTCAAAACTTAACTTCTACTTTTAAAGCTCCTGTAGAATATGGATCTACAGAATTTTCTAGTTTAGGCGATGCTTTTAGAGGCGGTAAAAACTTGTTAGAAAGCACTGCTAATGTAGGTAAGCAAATAATGGATACTTCTATTGGTGAAGTAACTGGAGGCAGAGTAGGAGGATTTTTAGGTCGTAGATCAGCAGTAGGTACAGCATATACAGGGGTAACTACTGCTGCTTCGTTGCTTGCAGAGCCTCCTGAAGAACCTTTTACACCTAACTATCAAGCTAGATCTATAGCACAACAGTTAGGACAATCATCAGAAGCTATAGCTATGCAACCTTTAAGTCAAGGCCCTGCTGATATGTATATCCAAATGGATTGGTCAAGCCCTGATTATTTTAAACAACTTATGTCTATTAATAACAATGCAGGAATGTCCTATGCTTATGGTGGCGGAGGCATGAATGCTGGACGTTACGGTTAAATAAAGGAATATTAAAATGGCAGATACAGATATAAATCAAGATGTAGTAGCAATGGTTAAACCTTTTGAAGGCCCTGTACCCGGACAGTCTTTAACTAACCCTCCGGGTAATTACGCATGGGAAAAACCTCCTGAGTTTGTAACAGTTAAAGATGCTCTTGATGATATTTATATTTCGTTAATTCAGAAAGAAAAACTTTTAGCTCTTGTAGAAATACTTGCTGAAGGTGCTTACGATATTATTACTGTAGCTCAAATGCTTTTAGAAAAAGGTTGGAGAGATGGTAAATGGAATACTGAGTTAATGCTGCTACTCGCAGAGCCTACTATAATTATTATTATGGCTATAGCAGAAAGAGCAGGTATTGGAGATTACGAAATTTACCAAGGTGAAAACCAAGAGTTAGATGAAGAAGATGCAGATCAATTTGTAAAAGACGTAGCTAAAGATATTAATCAAGACATGACTTTTAAAGGTATGAAAATGCCGCCAGTTAAAAAAGAAAGTGTACCTACAGAAATTCTTGAAAGCATCGAAACAGCAGAAATTCCTAAAGCTAGTTTGCTTCAAAAACCAGCATAATTTATTTACGGAGTATTTTAAATGAGTGATAAAGATAAATGGCTTGGAATTGTTGAATCTGTAGCAGGAATGAATATAGGCGGAAGACAAAAAGGCCCTAGCAGATCTAGAAGACGCAATCAGGCATTGTTAGGTGTCGTAGGTTCTTTGTGGAAAAATTATGAAGTAGATCAACTTAATCAAAAAGTAGATACTGACAACATACAAAACATGTTTGAAACAGCTAGAGCACATAAAGATTTAATAAAAGCTAAAAAAACTAATAAAATATCTTCTGATTTAAAAGCACTTGCTCCAGCAGGTACTGATTTTAATAATATTCAAGATATTGAAAATGTTTATGGTGAGTCTGCGTGGAATAGAACTCTACGAACTTCTCCACAAATGCAACAATATATGGATGCAAATCCTAACGATAAAAACTATGTTTCAAAAGCTGCTTTTAATAGATATGTAAATCAATTAACTGCTGGAGAAGAAGGTGAGGCAAGCCGATTAAAAAAATTACAAACTTCTTTTGAGAATTTATATAAAAGTGATTTACGTTCTATACAAAGTAAAATACTAGGTGGTGAGGCAGCTACCGTTGATGAAGTAGAACCCTTTTTAAATCAAGCTCGACAAATGAAAATTAAATTTGACGGTAGCGAGTCTTCGTTGCTAGATATTTTAAGTGGTCGAGCTAGAAGAAATATTTCTAGACAAGATCAAACATTTGATCAATTTAGAACTGAGTTTATTACACAACCTCAAATGGAAGCTAGAAAAGCTATTGCAGCTATAGCACAAGCAAATCCTGACAATAAACAAGAAATGCAAGCAGCAATAAACAGTGCTCCTCGTAATCTAAGAATAGGAATAGCTCCTGAGATTATTTCAGTTATAAACAACTCTAAACATAAAGAAAGATTTTACAATACTTTAGGATCTATTGCAGAAGCAGATCCTAATATGGATCCAGATGAGTTTAATAGTGTTGTAAGTAATATGGTTTTAGGTGTAGCTACTGCTGATCCTAATGAAGCACAATATTATATAGGTAGCATACGTGAACAACTAAAAGATTCTTTATCTCCTGAGAACTATAAATATATTATGCCTGAATTATATAAACTAGCTATTAGTAGCTCAACTGGACTTTCTGATATAACTTCTAGAGTACAAACATATTTAGGAGATAGAACATCAAGAGCTGAGCAACGGTCTTTAAATTCAGATTTATTAAAAAGATTAGAAAACGAAGTACAAACACTTTATGGAAAAGATAGAGAGTCTAAAAATTATCTAGCATCTATTAGAGCAGTTAAGAATTTTCAATACTTAAATAATCAAACAAGTGAATCAATAAACTATGGTGTAATAACAGATAAAATTATGGCGTTAAGTGAAAATTTAACAATAGAAGATGGTACAGGATCTGATTTTAGATTAGCTATGAGACTTGTAGACGGTCTAAATTTTAAAACTTTACCAGAAGTAATAGATTATATAAACGCTAATACTCAAAGTGCTAGTAAAAGAGACAGATTAGTTACTGCTGTTACTGCTACTGCGGCAAGCACTCCTTCATTATTTGAAGGATATAACATATATCCGGGTAATCCTGAAAATACTAAAATAGATCCTGTTCAAGCTATACAAAATTTTACTTCAACAGCAGATATTACTTTAGAGTTTAAAAAGAATTTAGAAAATGTTGAAGACGGAAGTAACCCTAAAAAAACACAACAAAAGTTAGGTTACTTTTTAGGTCACACTACTAGTTTGTTAACGCAAGATAGGTTTAACGATATACTTGGTGGGAATGCTACTAAAGCTTTAATGAATGAATTTATAGTAGATTATTTAAGTAAGTCTGAAAACTTTTTTGTTGATGACAACACAGAAGAACCTGTAATTGTACAAGGTGATGAAAGAGTATCTAAAGCTTACAATAGTTGGCTTAAAAATAAAGATACTGTTAAAGCTGGTGGTCTTATTGTTTATGATGGCATTGTTACTTTTGATGCTGACACAACTAAAGCATTAAACTCTAATAAAACTCCTACAGGTATAATGGAATCATTTAATAACTGGCAAGCTACTTCTGATAATAATTTACAACAAAACACAGTAAGTACTTTAATTCGTGATTTTATAGAAGAAAATAATCCTAAGTTAGATTTTGATAAAACTTTTGAAATAACAGGACAAGGACAATTAAAATTTGCTGAAGGATATAATCCTCCAACTTCTATACCTGATCCTAAAACTACACCTCAGAGTGAGACTGAGACTGTAAAACAACAAAGAGCAAATGAATCTTTAGATGCTTTAAAAAAACAATTTAGTAATGACCCTTTAAATCCTGTTAATGTAGTAAGTGCTGTAGGAGCAGGATTAACTGGGTTAAGAAATTTAATAGAAGAAAGATCTGAAAGTCCAGTAGAAAAAGGATTTGAAATTGATCGTCAGCAAGCTGCGCAAGCTGCGTTATCTAGACAAGCATTAAATAAAGAAGAAGAAAAACCTGTTGAGGTTGATAAACCTTCTTTACTTTCTAAAGGTAGCGATACTACTAGAGGATTAAGAAATCAAAATGTATTTAACATTAGAGATTTTGATCAAAATTTTAATGGTGAAACAGGTGTAGATGAAGATAATTTTTTACAATTTGAAAGTGTTGAGTTAGGGGTACGTGCAGCAGATAGAACTTTAACAACCTATGGTAAAAAACATAAAATAAATACTGTTACAGGTGTTATAGAACGTTTTGCTCCAATATCAGACAACAACGATACTGCAAGTTACATTGCTGCGGTTGCTAAACAATCAGGGTTTAAACCTGAAGAAAAAATAGATTTATCAGATCCTCAAGTTAGAGCTAAGCTTTTAGCGCCTATGGCTTTAATAGAATCTAAATATAAAATTACTCCTGAAAAAATTCTAACTATGCTAGAGAATATTTAATATGGCAATACTTACACCTGAAGAACTTAAAAATTTTAAAGCTGCTGCTTCAAAAGAAGCAACGTATAATTTTAAAAATAAAACTTCCGCAGGTGAAAAAACTACTTTAGATACTTTAGAAAACGATAACGAGTTTTCATCAACTGCTGAAAGATTTTTAACAAGCATTGGAGAAGATGACGATACTGTTGAATCTTTGTATGAGTATATGCGTGATGCTGATTATAATTTAGCGTCAGGAGCTTATCGTGCTTTTCAAGAACTGCCTAACTTTTCAGATCAGCAGAAGAAAGATTATAAGTATCTTAGAACTAAGTTTGAAAATGCAGACACTGGCAGTTTAAAGCAATGGATGAGAGCAACGGCTGACATAGGCATAGACGTAGCTACAGATCCTACAATGATTCTTAGTGCTCTTATGGTTCCGTTTACTGGAGGGCTTTCTATGGGTGGTCGTGTGGCTGCTGGTGAAGCTACTAAGATGGGACTAAAACGTATTGGTAAAAGTTTTACGCAGGAAGTACCTTTAACAAAAATTATGAGAGATAGTAATTTACTGAATATAAAAGGTGGGACAAGTAAAGCTAAAGCAGCTAGATTAAAAGAAATTAAAAATCATTTTAGTGCAGATGTTAAACAGACTGCATTAATAGGAGCTTCAGAAGGCGCAGTATTTTCAGGAGTAGCTGAGTATTTAAAGCAAGAACAAGACGATGTAGATGGTATTAATTTACGTTATGGTCTAGATGTGTTTGATATAGGTGCGTCTACTGCTTTAGGAGCTGTAGCTGGTGGTGCTTTAGCTGGTGGTATTACAAAAGTATCTCAGAAAATGGACTCTGAAGTACGTAGAACAATAGAAAAATTTTCAGATGAAAGACTTTTAGACGAATCTGACGGTGCTTACAGGGCAGCTAGGGCAGCCGAGTATGCTATTTCAGCTACTATAGGAAAGCCAACAACTCGTTTTAAAACTCTTTCTAATTCTTCTCCTACCTTAGCTGCTTTACTTACTAAGTTTCGTTACGATACTTTTAAAGAAGGTGGAGGTTCTGGATTTTTAGGAACTGGCTATAACGAGAAGTTACTAACACAAGCTAGGGAAGGAGTTACTCCAGTTGACAGGAGTTACAAGCAAGAGCTTGATGCAACAACAGGTAAATATATTTCAGGATATGAAGATGTTATCCGTCCTTTATTGAAAAAAGGAAAATTATCTGATGAAGATAATATTCTTTTAGATTCATTAATGAGAAATAAAGATTTAGAAAAACTTTTAAAAGATCCTAAACGCTTTGACGATGAAACACCAGTAGCATTTGCAAAAAGATTTAAAGCAGTAAGAGCTGCACAAAATAAAAAAGCTTTAAATGATTATGCTGATCAAGGTGTAACTTTAAATCACATAAATACTATACGCGAGTCAAGAAAATTAACTGACTCTGCACTTGAAGAATCTAAATCAGTAGGTCTGTATACACGTAAATTGTTTAAAGGCCCTAATGCTTGGTTTGCAAGACGCTGGAAAAAAAGTGTAATTGAAGAAAATAGAAATGAATTAGCTGAAATTATGGTAGAACAAAATGCTGTTTCGTTATCTGACGATATAGTTTTACAGTACTTACCTAAAAATCAGCAAAAACAATACAAAGAATTAATGCAGTATACAAATCTGTACGAAGATTTACTTGTAAACTTTCAAAGATTACCTACTTCAGAAGTTAAACTTCGTATAGACGCTTTAGATGTTAAGTTTAGACCTGAAGAAAAAAGAATGGATGGTACTCCTGAAGCGTTAATAGATATGCTTCATGAAATTCAACAACGTAAATATGATTTAAGTAATACATTACCAGATAATTCAACTATTAAAGCAGAAAAATTTAGAGTAGCTAACGATATTATTGATACTATGGTAGATAAACGTAACTTAGTTAACGATGTAGATAGTGAATTTAGTACTACTATGACTCCTTCATCATTTAGTTCTCGTAATTTATATATGCTTGACGATAGCACCATAAGTAAGTTTATAGACAATGATTACAATACTTTAATGCGTGATTATTTAAACGATACTTCAAGAGCTATGACACGTAAAAAACTTTTTGGTATTAATACTGAAGAGTTTAGTCGTAATTACTTAGATAAAATTAGAGATGAGCTTCAAGACGCAGGCGGAACTTTAACAGAAAGTGATCGCGCTGGTTTAGTTGATATATTTGAAAATGCTACAGGTTTAAAAAATACAACATTTGAAAGTGGTGTAGGTCAAACAGCTTCAGACTACGCTAAACTTTCACAGCAGATGGCTCACTTGCCTTTAGCCACGTTCTCAAGTCTTACAGAAGCTTTTATTCCTTTAACTAGGGTTTCTACAGGGACTTACTTAAAAGGTATAGGACAAGCTATTAAAAGCTGGTCAAAGACTAATCAAAAAAACACTATGGATATTCTTCAGTCTGAGCATGGCCTTACTAAAGAAGAAGCTAATAGAGAAATGCACAGAGTGTATTTAGGTTTAGAGCAATCAGTTGCACAACGTATTGACAGCATTGCAGGAGAAGGTTTACAAGGATCTAAAGCTAAGAAAATACAATCTGCATTTTTTAAAGTTAACTTACTAAGTCAGTGGACACGTACTGTACAGCTTGCTTCGTTTACTATGGGTAAAGATTTAATAACTAAAAATCTTAGAACTGTAGCAGAGTTTCAAGGTACAAAACTTAGTGGCGGTCAAAAAAAGAAACTAAACCGAGCAACCCAAGAACTATATGACTTAGGCGTAAACATACCTCAAGGTGTTTCGTGGGTAAAAAATGGTGCTAAAAGATATTCAGGTCGTAAAAATCAAAATACTAATATACAAGAATGGAACTCTTTTTACGAGCAACAAGTAATGCAAGGAGCTTCTAGATTTGCTAATGAAATTATTCTTGATCCCTCTAAAGCTGCTGTAACTAGACCACACGTACAAACTTCAGCTACAGGTTCTATCTTATTTCAATTTTTAGGATACCCTACTGCTTTTAGTAATACAGTTTTAAAAAATTACTATACTCAAATAAAGCGAGATCCTTTGGTAGGTACTGCTAAGGTTGGTTCTACTGCTTTGTTTATGACAGGAGTAGCCACAGGTTTAAATGGTTTACGTACTGCTGGAGAAAGTTTTGAAAAAGATCCTGATGAAATTATTGTAGATTCTATTAGTCGTTGGGGTGGTTTAGGTTTTGGTGAGTACATTAGAAATGCTAAAATAAACGCTGAAGTTGGTGGAGGTACATTAGGTACTCTTGCTAAGTCGGTTACAGGCCCTATTGTAGGAGATGCAGTCGACGCTATTTTATATCGTAAAGGCCCTACTGAATTAGCAGCAACTAATCTTCCTTTTTATTCTATGATTCCTTCTAAGTTTCGTAAAGAGTATGTCAAAAAACCTGCACAAGAAATAGATTATACAGCAGGAGTAATGGCAGGGTTACGTAAACCTAGACAAGAACCAAGTTTATATAGTGAGTTTGCTAAACCATATAAAGATTTTAAAAAAGCTTACGATATGGATAGAAACTTTGCAGGCGGTTTAATTGATAGGTTTATAGAGCGTACAGGAGAAAATCCTAGTGCTCGCATAGATAAAACAACAGGAACATCTTACGAAGAACAAGCAGGAGCTATACTTCAAAATAGAAAAACTTTTAGACTAGGTGGCTTTATACGTAAAGGTATCCAATCCTACATGTCAAAGTCAGGTAAGCCTGTAACTTTAGCAGAGCTAGAAGCAGATCCAATGTATCAAGAACTAGCTCCTATGCTACGTAATATGGAAACTGTAGATGAAGCAGCAGTTTTAAAAGATGTTAATTCTGGTTTTGATATGCAGCTTACTCCTGAAGAACAGAATTATTACACATCTTCTTTTGTAGAAAACTCAGTAGAAGCTAAAGATGTTTATGCTGTAATAGGTGAAGAAGCAGACACTGGGTTGTACGGTTCTAGAATGGGATCTTATGCTCCTAAGTATAAAGAATCTGAACGTGCTCCTAATGTTGGAATGTCTAAGAATAAAATTAGAATTCGACAGCCTTTAAAGCTTGAAGAAGAAATGCCCGACATACCTTTTTACTTAATTTATAATAGTAAATTTATTTCTAGAATGAAAAACCCTAAAAAGTTTGAAGCTCTTAAAAAAGATATAACTAAAAAATTAGACATTGTACAAAATATTGATGATTCTAATTCTTTATTTGATAAGCAAATAATAGCTGATGAAGTCCTTACTTCTGGAAATAAACAGCTTTATAAGTTACTTAACGAAGAAGGTTACGATTCTATTGAGTTTAATGGTTCTGAAATATTTAAACCTAACCTTACTAAAAGTACAACATCTCAAAATCCTTCTACGTTTAAAGTTCCTACTGTTCTAACAGCAACAGGAAAAGCACCAACATCACAAGCTTTGTTAGATGCTAATGAAGCTGGTGGAATGTCTTCTTATTTAAAAGAATTAGAAGCAGAAGGTTTAAAAGATCCTAGAGAAGCAGATACTTCATATAGCATTATTGAAGACGGCGATCCTGAAAATGCTATACCAGAACAATTAGTAGATATGGAAATACCTACTGAAGATTTACTAGGCTCACAAGTTGATAAAATTTTAGCAACTACTGAAGGCAGCTCAATCAAACAGTATTTAATTTTTAATCAAGAACAGATACTACCTTTTGGTCTTACAGAAACTCCAACAAAACAAGAATTAAAATTTGTAAATGAATCATCAGTAGAAGATCGTTTAGGTTTCTTAGCTGAAAACGATGTAGAAAGAATAGGTGTAGAACCTAGAGATATTTTAAAAACAATAGAAAGAGACGGAGTATTTAATCTTATCTCGACAGCTACAAAAGATAGTTTTGGATCTGTTATTTCTTACAAAGAATTAACTCCAGAATTACTTGAAGATTTAGTTAACAATAATTCTTTAAAAGCAGATTCTGCACAGCTTAGTTCTTTAAGAAATACTTTGAATGCTGCACGTATAAAGCAGCAACAAGGTTTTGAAGTTATGCAAAAAGGTAAAAAGATACGACAAAAATACATAGTTCCTGAACAGTTTTATGTAGAGCTAGAAATTATTCCGGGTCAAGAATCTTTAAATGTAAGTAATGCTCTTACAACTAAAGAATTAATTACTTCTGTTAAAACCAGCAATAAGTTTCTTTATCATCCTGAAGACAACAATATTTTAACTAACAAAGCTAGAAAGTTTCGATTATTAAATATTGATGCAGACGACCTCCAACAACCACTTGAAGAATACCCTAGTCAAGAAGTTAGTGTTTTACGATCACTTACTTTAAATCAAACATTAAAATCTTTTGATGACAACATACAAGAAATTTCAGAACAAATTGTGCCTAAGAAAAATAAAAAAACTGGAAAACTTTTAAAGCAAGGTTTAACTGATAAAGAATATAAATTACTTTTAAGTAAGTCTGAAAAAGAAAGATTTAAACCTTTTAACAGAACTAGAACAATAGATAAAAGTAAAGGTACTCAGTACAAAGGAAGATATGATAAATCTTTAGATCAACAATTAGAAGAAGCAGAAAGTGTTGAATTTTTTAATCCTGATTTAGGAGAAGAACCTACTGATGTTTCTGAAGCATCTGTTGTAGAAAAAGCAAACTATGAAAATAGGTTTTCTAAAGGTGTTACAAGTAAACAAAGATTTAGTTTAGAAGCAGGAGAAAGATTTAAAAAAGAAAATCCAGAATTTAATGATCCAGATTATGTTGTTCCTAATGAAGATCTAGGGTTTTTTAAAGGTGGTAAAGTCTTAAAAGCATTGAAGAGGAAAGTTAATAATGTATAAATATTTTAACATAGATGAGCTTAAATGTCAACACTGTGGCGAGCACAATATGGATGAATCTTTTATGGTTAAAGTAGAAGCGTTACGCCAAGACTTAGGTTTTCCTTTTGTAGTTACATCTGCTTACCGTTGTAAAGACCACATCATAGAACGCAAGAAGAAGGCTCCTGGAGCGCATTCTACTGGACACGCACTAGATATCGCAGTAAGCGGAGATCAGGCTTACAGGCTCCTTAGAGAGGCTCTGAACGTAGGTATGACAGGTATAGGTATTAATCAGAAAGGCCCAAACAGATTTATCCACCTTGATGACCTTGAGTGGGCTGAGAACCGCCCTAGACCTTGGGTATGGAGTTACTAGATGGCTATCTTAAACGCTCTCATAGGGCCTGTCACAGGTCTTCTAGACAAGTTCATAGAGGACAAGGATCAGAAGGCTGCGTTGGCGCATGAAATTGCAACAATGTCACAGAAATACGCGCAAGAAATTGCTCAGGGTCAGATGGCTATCAATCAGGTCGAGGCGGCCAATTCTAACCTCATGGTAAGTGGTTGGCGACCGTTCATTGGCTGGACATGTGGCTTAGGAATGTTTGGTAACTTTATTACCATTCCGTTTAGTAACTTTGTTTTGGCTCTACTTGAGTTAGACATAGTTATACCTCTGGTTCCTTTGGAGACCATGATGCCCGTGTTGATGGGAATGTTAGGCTTAGGTGCAATGAGAACTTACGAGAAAAAATCAGGGGTGTCTAAGTAGTGACAACTATGGAATTTGTAAATTCTACTTGGCCTATATTCATGGGCTTTATTACTTTAGTAATTGTGTTGGCTAAAATGCATGGAGATATTGAGACTATAAAAGAAAAAGTTCGTGTCCTGTTTGAATTATGGAATAAAAAAAATGACTGATAAAAAATCTACGGTTAATAAAGCAGGTAACTATACTAAGCCTACCATGCGTAAGAATCTTTTTAATAAGATTAAAGCTGGGACTAAAGGCGGTAAAGCTGGTCAGTGGTCAGCACGTAAGGCTCAGATGTTAGCTAGACAATACAAAGCTAAAGGTGGAGGGTACAAATAATGCTAGTTGAAATTGCAGCAGCGAATGCAGCATTTCAAGTCATCAAAGGAGCATTAGAAAACGGTAAAGAGCTTTACGATGTAGCAGAACAAGCCACTAAATATTTTGATAACAAATCTGCAATAGCTAAAAAGGCTGATCGCTCTGGAAGCTCTGATGAGCTTCAGTGCTTTATGGAGCTAGAAAAAATTAAAGAGCAGGAAGCATGGCTCAAAGACCACATGGTTTATGCTGGTCGTCCAGATATGTATGAGGACTGGTTAAAGTTTCAGTCTGAATGTAAACAAAAAAGAGACCGAGAAGAGCGTTTACGTAAGCAAAAGAGAGCGGCTGATTTAGCGTTACTTGGATCAGCATTGTTGTGGGGAACAGGCGCTTTAGTGGTTCTTCCTTTTGTACTCTACGTAGCATTTAAAGTATTTAAAATTGTATAAAGGAGAGTGCAAGCAATGGCTATTAGAAAACCACAGAAGTCTTTAAAAGCTTGGACAAAGCAGGACTGGGGTACTAAGTCTGGTAAGAAGTCTAGTGAGACAGGTGAGCGATATTTACCTAAAAAGGCTAGGGAGTCTCTAAGCTCTGCTGAGTATGCTCAGACAAGCGCAAAGAAGCGTAAGGATACCAAGGCTGGTAAGCAGCACAGTGAACAGCCTAAGAAGATTGCAAAGAAAACTAAAAAGCATAGAAAGGTATGATGCGCTTTATTGGTGTAACATTTTTATTATTTATGTTATCTTGGTTAACTAAGAAAGAAGAGGAGATTCTAAATGGCAAAAGGTAAGGATCCTAGGCTAGAACGAGCAGGAGTCAGTGGTTTTAATAAGCCTAAGAGAACCCCTAAGCATCCTAAAAAATCTCATGTTGTTGTGGCTAAAGAAGGCGACAAAATAAAAACAATTCGTTTTGGTGAGCAAGGAGCCAGTACAGCCGGTAAACCTAAAGCAGGTGAATCTGCTCGCATGAAAGCAAAACGTAAATCATTCAAAGCTAGGCACAGTAAGAACATAGCTAAGGGAAAAATGTCTGCGGCTTACTGGGCTAATAAAGTAAAATGGTAAAAATATATAAAGTTACGTGGCTTGATGCAACAGGTGGTGGCAACATAGGCTGGAGAGCTTTAGAAGATTTAGTAAAGACTAAACCTGCTCGCGTTGTTTCTTGTGGTATTAAGCTGTATGAAGATGAAATGTCTTTAATTATTTGTCCTCATTTTATCTTAGATGAGAACGGTCAAGTAGAGCAAGGAGATGCTGAGATTGTTATACCTAAGCAGTGGCTTCTAGACTGTCAACTTCTTACTTAACTATTTTAACATCTAAGCGTTCTGCCTGTACTGCTTTCTGAGATACTTCTAAAACAAAAGATGAATGCTTATGTAAAAGATTTGTAATAATCTCAATGTTTTCTTCCATTAGCTCAACATTAGCCAAGGCTGAAACAATTTCTGAATTAATACGAAGAGTCATACCTAATCTTGTTTCTGGTGTAAAAAATAATTCTTCCATTTTATAATGCCTGTAATTGTTTTTCTAAAAAATTATGCAGAGAATCTAACTTTGTGTGTCCTTCTCTTAGAATAGTTCTGATATAATTTTGAGTATACACATCTGAAAAAATTTTATTAATTTCTTTTTCAGGAAGAAAACTAAGCTCTGTGTTTATTTTTCCTTTGTCATCTATCAATACTTTAAAAGAAATTAAATTTCCTTCTTTCATATAAAATCTCCTTAACTAATATATCGTGTCTCTAAAAACATAAACACAACAATAAGAGAAGTTAAATTTGAAACTATAATAATTAATTTTTCTTTTATTATTTCTGCTGATGTTACTTGTGTTTCTGCGGGATAAAGATATAAGAACTTTGAAAAAATAATAAAATCATTTAAAAAATAAAACACAAGACTAGCAATAGATAGTACTGCGTAAAATGGTTGATCAAATATAAAATATAAAGCTGAACAAACTAATCCTATAACAGAGGTAACTACTAATAAATCATTAGGTAAATTTTTACTTACGAAGGCTAATAACTTCATTATAAATCCTTTAATATTTCTTTATATTCTATGTAATCTAATTTTTCTTTTTTAGACTTCTTTGATTTTTTTAATTTCTTAACATGTTTGGTATTACTTTTTTTCGTATACTTGTTTCTCCTTTCACTCTTTAAATCTAAATAATTTTTATCCATCATTTCTTGTCTCTTTGTAATTTACAGTAGTAAGAAACTCAAGTAATTTATTTTCGTACCAATCTGCTTTCTTTAAATCTTCTATTCCGTTTTTGTACGGAAATCTCCAGCGGTACTTCAAGCTGTTTCCTCGTAAGTAGCCTATAAACTCTTCTTTTGTCAGCATTGCTTCTATGCCGTCGATGCATTCAATACCTCCTTTATTGTAATGTGCAGGATTATTAACTACGCTATCTACGTCTCCACTACTTTTACTAGTTGCTGTTTGTAACCATTTTACAGATTCCCAATCTTCTGGTGTAGCTTCATTAATTTTATTTTTTGTATGTCGATTCATTTCCATTCCTCCGGGAAAGTTTTTTCAGAAAACCATAGAATTTTATTCTTATCAGCCCATTCTGAATGACTTAGTTTGGTTCCGTTTTTGCGACGACGCGCTTGAGGCATTGGCGCAAAGGGGGAAGCAAACAAAAATACTAGTTCAGTATCTTCAGGTAATACTTTAGTAATCCAAATATACTTACTGTACTCTGCATGATCCCAAAATCTTCCTTTAGATTCTAATAAGATCTTACGACCATCTACAACTCTAATAAAATCTGGGTTGTACGTATGCTCTACAATGTAAGGAACTTTTTCAGAATGAAGATCCCAATTTTTTAAAATAGATTTATGTAACTGAGATTCCCATTTAGAATCGTATCCTTTCGGAACCTTTTTCTCAACAGGGCGCTTTACTCTAGGAGATCTTTTACTCATCTAAGACTTCTTTTAATGTTATACTTTCAATAGTTTTAGATTTATCTTTCTTCAACAAAGACAATACTCTTTTCTTAAACCACTTATAAGTATAAGAATTTAATCTGCGTTGACCTACAACAGTGTAATACTTTTCTGTAGGAAGCATTTCTAATTTTTCAAGTACTGTTTTATTATTATCAGGAAGAATATCTTCTAACCAATCTAATGATAAAGAAACTATCTTATAGTTTAACCTTTGCTTTTTACTTTTTATAACCATACTTCTTGTACCTTTGGTTCGCTTACAATTTTTGTAAAATACACATATCCTTTAGAGTAGTTAAACACTCTTATTGAAGGGTAGCATCTAAACTTATGAGGACAGTAACTACAATTCTTATCTAACTTTAAGTTACCTGACTTACCTTCTGGAATAGGATCGTAACATTTTTCAGGAGGACTTTCTTCTTCTAAAGATTTTCTAATCTTTGTAATCAAATTAAAGCTGTTAGGCTTATCTAATTCTTCAGGACGATGTAGTACTAACTCACCGCTTTCTTTATTAATAACAAGGAAGCCGCCATTGCTTGTGCCTTCAGCTTCTTCGTATCCAGATAACTGAGCAAGGTATCCAAAAGGATCGTCATCAGCTAACGTACCTTTTTTAAATTTATTAAATGCAAAGTTAGAAGCTGTCTTAATATCTATAATTTCATTGTCAATTTTACAATCAATGTGGCCCTTTACTCCATTAAGATTTACTTGCTTCTGCTTGTCTGTTGCTTTATGCCCAGCTAATTCTACCAACAATAAAAGAACTTCTTCTAAGATATGACCATATAAAAATTTAATAGGTAAAAACGAATCTTCATTTTTATTTTTACTAGGATACTTTGCATCATACCACATACGCCTTAATGGTCTACCTATACTAGACATTCGTATGCTATCTTTATTTACATCTTGAGCCTTAGACCAATGACGTAAAACATCTTTCATACTTTCTCCAAAAGAATTAATTGTATCTTCTGAAATTTTCAAGGATTTATTATTTGTCAAAGGCTCTATACTTTTATAGATATCGCCCACTAAAGTATCAAGATTTTTCATTTCTTTCCTTATAAAGATTTTCATAAAAGTCTGCAACCTGTCTAATCTGTAAAGGGGTTGCTTGGTTTTTTATAGAGTTAGCCATCATAGAAACAATAATAATATTGTCTTTAGTATAGCCTTGTGTATTGTCAATCCTATCTATTGATGGAGAGTTATACCATGTTTCTCTACCTACTTGAAATTTAATATTTAAGATAGGGCATAACAAAGGCATGTCAATATCTTCAAAACATAAATCAAAATAAATATTTTTTTTCTTTGCTCTTGTTCTTGTTGTTCGTATTAACGTTAAAATATATGCTCTACCATTAGGCATTATTTCTTTTTGTAAATATCTTTGTCTTCGTTTACTAGCTTTATCATTAGTGGGTTTCACTCCAGTTTTCTCCTACTTTATATTCACCATCTAAAGGGCATCTTAAATTAAAAATAGAACTAACTTCTCTGATAGCTGAAACTCCAGAACTTCCTATTGTTTCTACATAATCTTCAGCAACTTCTAATTGCCATTCATCATGTATATTAGCTACAAAATAAGCAGGGTACTTATTATTTTTAATCTTGTTGTTCAGCAATACTAAACCTTGTTTCATTACTATAGCTCCTGCGCTTTGAAGTAAGGTATTCAAAGAAGCATGTTCATGTCTTATTTTAACTTTTCTACCGTCTAATCCTTTAAGGTATCCTTTTGACGCCGCTCTTTCAGCTCTACTTTTAAGAGTTGCAAGTGATGGAAGATTAGATAGAAAACGTTTTCGTAATTCTTTACCATCTCTTCTACTTCCTTTGACCACTTCTCCAAGTTTTCCATCTCCTGCTCCGTATAGAAACGCATAGATGAAAGTCTTTGCCTGATTTCTTGATTCAAGTCCTGCAAGTTTTTGATTTGCTGTGTGTATATCTCCTGTGAGTATTTCATTAGTATATTCCTCATCATTCATATAATGTGCAAGCATTCTTAATTCTAACCCAGAAGCATCAATACCAACAAGCTTATAATTATTAGGTACAATCCAACAACTCCTGCAATCTTTTCCGTATGGGCTATAGCTTGCTGGAATCTGAGCCATGTTAGGTTTAAAGTGTGACATTCTTCCAGTAACTGCACCGTTAGAAACAACGTACCCATGTACTCTATTGTCTTCTTTTAGATTATCAAACCAAGAGTTTACTTGAGCAATTCTTTTTTGCAACATTAAAAATGTACCAATTAAGTTTGCTTCTGGAATATCTTTAACAGTTTTTAAAGTTCTTTCATCTACTTTAGGCTGACCATTAGGAGTAAACTCTTTAGGCTTCCAACCAAAATCCTGTAAGTATTCTCCTATTTGTTTTCTAGAATTAAGATTAAACTCTTCTAATTTTTTCCTATCAAACGGAAACAGCATAGTCTCTTTAGACTTTTTTAAAATACTTTCGTACTCTTCAGTAGTTAACCCAGATTTAGAAAGCTCACCATTTTGTTTCATTCTAGGAACAACGGTCTTTATAGTTATCAATTTAGGTTTAAATACTGTTTTAACTGTGTCTTCAATAGTTGTTTTTCTTTCATTTAACTCAGCCAACAATACAGTTGCTTTAGGAACATCAAACAAAAAGCCATGCTTCTCTTGATCCTTTAATACTAAAGATACTTCATGCTCTAGGTTAATAGACTTCTGATCAAAATCAGCTAACTCTTTAATAAGTTCTTCAAATACTAAAGCATTTAACTCTACATCATTTACACAATACTTTAACATGTCAAGACTGTACTCTGTAAATCCTGTTTCCTGCATGTCTCCTTTTAAAAAATCTAAAGTAAACCCCCACTGCTTTAAGCTATGCCCTCCTCTTTCTGGATTAGCTAAACGTGATAAAACTAATGTGTCAATTATCTTTTTATTTTTAAAATTTATATCAGTCAATCTTTCTAGTACAGGAATATCAAAGCCTAATATATTATGACCTACTAGTAACGTTGCTTTTTCAAGCAGCTTTAAACCTTCTTTAATAGATGAAGGATCAAACTTAAAAATTTCTTTAGTGTCTAAATCTTTAGCTACAATACACCATATTTTTGTAGCTTGTAACCCATCAGTTTCTATATCAAAAACTAGTTTCATATCGTTACCCATACATAAAAAAATAATAAGAACACAACAGCAGATGTTTTAATATAAGTTCTTTCGTTCTCATTTAACTCACCCGCCGTCATGTCTTCCCAAACCTCTTTAATACCTGCTGATAAAGAGGTCAATCTGGCTAAGATGTTTCTGCCTTTGTCCCGCAATAAACGCATGTGATTCTCCTTTAGGTAGTATGTATTTCAAAACAGTTTCAAAGCATTCAACCCTCCACTCATCGTTATAAAAATCTTCTTTATGGTCAGCGTTTTCAGGATCATACCCACTGAATGTTTCAAGTAATCCCACATAGGATTCTTTAACAAACTCTATACCGATTGCATCTACTGTGTCCAAGTCTAAATTAATAAGCAT